TTAGGTCTGCTTTAGCCGATAATCTGAAAACTGTTGCAGGGTTGCGGGTTGTTGAAACTTTGCCTGATGTAGTGAATCCTCCGATGGCTATGATTGCGATTGACAAGGTTGCTTTCAATAAACAAAATAATCGTTCTATGGCTGAATACACTTTTAAGGTCACAGTTGTTTTAGGTAGGGTTTCTGAGAGGACAGCGCAGAAGGCTATGGATGTTTTGATTGCTCCAGGTAAGGGTTCTATCAAATACGCTATGGAGATAGACCGGTCTTTGGGTGGTTATGCTTTTGATGTGTTTGTTGCTGAAACTTCGGCGATAGGTGCTATTTCTCTCCAAGGTGTAGACTATTACAGTGCCGAGTTCTCGGTTCAAGTATTCGCTAGTTAAGGAAAATAAATGGCTATCTTTGTCGCAACAGACTTTAGCGTTAGCATCAACGGATCAACTGCTTTGGCTTCTTACCTGACTCAGGTTGAGCTAAAGACTTCTGCTAACGACATCACTACTACTTCTTTTGGTTCAACTTGGGTTACCCGCGTTGCAGGTCTAAAAGAAGGTTCTGTTACTTTGCAGTTCAATCAGGATTATGCTGCTTCTGCGGTTGATGCTACTCTTTGGCCGTTGCTAGGTTCTCAAGCGACTGTTGTTATCAAACCGACTAGCTCTGCTGTGTCAAGCGCAAACCCATCATATTCATGCGTTGTTTTGGTAAATGACCTAACCCCAATCTCAGGCAATATCGGAGATTTAAGCACATTCAGTATTACTCTTCCTACTAACGGGACTGTTACCCGCGCTACCGCTTAAGTCTGACTTTTAGGTTAGACTGATTGTATGAATCAGATAACTCTTACAATCAATTTCATTGATGGAACTTCTTATGAAGTCAAAACTGCTGCGGGCGATATTGTCAAATGGGAAACTTATTTTGACTTAGGGATAGACAAACTTGAGAAGATCACTCACCTGCTTTATTTGGCTTGGCTGACTGTGGTTAGACTCAAGAAAACTAGCGATACTTTTGAAGGCTGGATTGACACTATCAGCGATGTGCAGGTTGCAGACCCAAAAGAATAAGCAGTTTAGGCATTGATTCTCATCATTGGTTGATTGCGAATCTTGCTGTAGCGACAGGTATTGCTCCATCAGTTTTGCTTCAAGAATCAGATCGGATGTTGAATACTATGTTGTTTGCTGTCAGAAGTCAAAGGGGCGGTAATGAGTAACGATGTCGAAGTTATATTTGATGCTAAAAAAGTTTTGAAAGCATTGAATGAAATTGAGCCTGGCTTGCGTAATAAGGTTCGACAAGATTTAAAAAAAGAAGTCAAAGATTTAGAAAAGCCTATTCGAGAAGCTATTAGAAGCCTCAATCCACCCATTGGTATGTTAAGCGGTAATGGTCGTTTATCTTGGGATAACGGAACATATAAAACTGGTATGCGAGTCAAGCCTGATAATGTTCTCGCAAAATTTAGTGCTTCAAGATCTAGAAGATTTGCTGTTACTTCTTTATTTGGTTTATGGGTTCGCAATCCTGCTGTTGCTCTTACTGGAACTATTGGTAAAGGTTCTATGGTTCCTCGATATGCGACAACTAAAGAATATGCGTGGAAGGGAACTCGGCGTTTTCACACAAATAACGGTCAGGGTCGTAAACTTTTGAGAGCTGCAAAACATAATCCTGAGAATTGGTTTTATCGTTCAGGGGAGAAGGTTTTGCCTGTTGTGCAAGAGAAAGTAAACTTAGTTTGGAAACGCTACGCCGACATGGTTTCTAGAAAGCTCTAATAATGTCCCTCATTCTAAAGATGTTGTCGAAGTTCGATGACTCAGGTATTAAGAAGGCTAAACATTCTTTTAGCGGTTTGAAGCATGCTATTGGTGCTATTGGTATTGGTATTGGTGTAAGTCAAGTCACTAATTTACTTATTGATTCTGCTAAGGCTGCTTCTGCTGATGCTAAGTCCACTTTGTTGTTGAATACTCAGTTGGAGAAGAACGCTAAGGCAACTAAAACACAGATTAAACAGGCCGATAAATTTGTTGAAAAATTAAGTCTCCAAACGGGGATTTTGGATGACGATTTGAGACCGAGTTTCGGTAAGTTGGCGAGAGCAACTAAGGACACTAGTAAGGCTCAGGATCTGTTGAAGTTGTCTTTGGATGCTGCAACTGTTTCGGGTCGACCTTTGGATTCTGTGGCTTCGGCTATGGCTAAAGCGTTTAATGGAAATACTACTTCTTTGATTAAGCTGTTCCCTGAGTTGAAGAAGTCTAAAGATTTGTTTGGCGATTTGAAGACTGAAGTTGAGGGTGCAGCAACACAGCAGGCAGACCCTTTTATGAAGTTCAATAACAGTATTGACATTCTGAAGGAGAAACTTGGGGCTGTTGTTTTGCCTTTGATTGTTGATTTTGTTACTGAGATGACTAAGCCTGGCGGAATTGTTGAAACTGTTGGCAAGTTTTTTGAACAGTTATCTAATCCTAAAACTAAACCAGGCAAGATGTTTGTGGATATCAAGAACGCGGTCAAGGATGCTTTTGGTTATGTGAAAGATTTCTTTGCTTTGTTTGGTAATGGTGATGCGATGAAGGGTTTTGGTAATGTTGCTGGTGCTCTAGTTAAAATGTTGCCTGCTTTGATTGCTTTAAAGGGAATTATGATGCTCGCTAATGCCGGTAAAAGTATTGCAAACCTTGTCAAGGCTATGGGTTTGATTACAGCAGGAAATGCGGCTAGCGGTGCTGGTGGAGGGGGATTCTTTTCAAAACTTACGACTAAAAACAAACTTCTTGGTGTCGCATTGATGTGGTCTATTCCTTTGATTATTGGAACTGAAATATTTGATGCTTATGATAGGGCATTTCAAGATCCTAAGGCTCGTAAAAAGTTAGCTACTGCTGGTCAATCGATTGTTGCTCCATCAAAATTTCTTCCTAAAGCTCAAAAAGGTATTTTTGTTGATAAGAATGGTTATGACAGTTCAGGTAATTATGTTGGTGTGCCTGGACAAGAAATTGTTGGTATGGGAGCTTCTTCTTCTCCTGGATTGCTGGGTGGTAAAACAAAAGGTGATACTTTTATGACTTACATTACTGTTAATTCGACTAATGCTGATCCTAAAGCGGTTGTTGATGCTGTTTCTAAGTATGTGAAAACTAATGGTGCTATTCCTTCTGCTTGGGGTATAAATAAAGGCTCTAAAGGCAATATAATGGGTTATTATGGTGCTCCCTAATGGCTTTGCCTACTTATCTGATTGAAATAAGTTTTGGATCTAGCAGTTATGTTGATGTTTCATCTTATGCAAGAAATGTCACAATCTCTAAAGGTATTGCTAGACAGTTAGATGACTATTCGGCTGGAACGCTGTCAATAACTTTTACTAATAACGATAGAACTTTTGACCCGCTAAACACTAGCTCTATCCTCTGGTATGGGGTAGGCGGTTATACGATGGTTCAACCTGGCGGGAACATTCGTGTTTCTGCTAACGGTATAAGAGTTTTTACTGGTTTCATTCAGTCATGGGATTTCACTTACGGCGAAGCAGGTTTTGACGGCAACGCTACTGTCACTGCTTTAGATGAAATGTTTAGAGTTTCTAACGCTGTCTTTAAGTCTGGCAGTGAAGCACAAGTTCAAGACACTGGCTCGCGTGTCCGTGATGTCATGTTAAATAATGGTTTTGATTCTTCAGAATATACGCTTGTCACTTACGGGAAAACTGTTGTGGGTGCAGATTCACATGCTGCTGGCGAAAATGTTTTGAGTTATTTGCAGAATGTTGCTCGCTCTGAACCTGCCGACTTATTTGCTAATGCTTCAGCTGTAATGGTGATGAAGGATCGTAGTTTCGCTAACTTGTCGTGGACTAATACTGTCCGCAATAATTTGATGGTTTATCCTGGCACTGCTACCGCTTCTATCCCTACTTATGATGGTTTAGATTCTATTGCCCCTTACGGTGTCGATGGTTGGACTTTGGGTGGTCGAGGCTCAACTGTTACCTCTTTGTATGGTGGGACACCTAACTGGGCTACTGTAAACACGAATTTTAGTCGCTATGAAATGTGGTTTTGGGAAATAAACCCAATCAAATATACGCCTTATGTAACTGCTGCGCCTTACACATACAGTTTTTCAACATACCTTAAAGGCAGTGCTTTG